GGGTGCAGCTTCATACTTCAACACGAACAGGCAGACGAAAGGCCAGTTCTATAATATATTCTATAAGCAACTCCCCTCAAACATGGACATAGAGCACAGCACGATAGAGGCCGACGACCGTGAGTTCCAGGTTACTATTGTCCATGTGAACGATAAGAAGGATGAGCACCTTGAGCACCTTGAGCAAGTTGAAGAAGAGGAGAAGAAATGATCCTCCAAGGCGATTGCATGGAAGTGATGAAGGCAAAAAAGCGTGTCAAGCACTGGCAGGCACAGCCTAGCCAGATGGAGCTGAGGGGATGATAACCGACGACAAATCCCCCCTCAACGTGTTCCTCAGCGAGCGGTTCGGTCCTCTACTTGAGAACAAGTCACGCTACCTGGTGATGTATGGAGGTCGGGGATCAGGTAAATCAGAGTGCGCCGGCCGTAAGATTGTCAAACGCTGCTGGAATGAGGGCAACCACAAGGCGTTGATAGTCCGCAAAGTGCGCCGGTCAATGAAGGATTCGGCTATAAGGGTCATGCTTCAGATACTTGAGGATGGCGAGATAGCATACGATTACAACCGATCTGACCTAGTTATCCGGTTCCTAGGGCGTGGCTCAAGGCCAAACGAGCTGCTGTTCTATGGCCTGGATGACAGGGAGAAGCTAAAGTCTCTCAAAGGCATAACGATGGTATGGATTGAGGAGCCTACGGAATTGACCCGCGAGGACTTCATGCACATCGACCTTATCTATCGGGAACCGACCGTGTTCTACAAACAGATCATGATGAGCTTCAATCCCGATGCTGCACTGGCTCCCTGGCTGCGTGACTTGTTCTTCGGTGAGAAGCCTGATGGATATACTGGATCAGGGACAAAGGAAGGCTCATTTCTCCATCACTCGACTATTGACGACAACCCGATCGCTGAAGTTAGGGAAGAATACCACCGCGTGCTAGATGATTTGGGAGATCCTACCTATACGGCGATCTATCTGCATGGCCACTGGGCGGCAGCTAAGGGTCTGATATTCGGCCACTGGAAAGAGGAGCCGTTGCCAGAGCCGGAAGAGGATTGGTACGATGAAATAATAGCCGGCATTGACTTCGGCTATTCGATAGACCCTGCGGCCTACGTTAAAATCTACCGCAAGGCTCTGGATTTCTGGCTTGAGGAACTGATATACGAGACCGGACTCACGAATCAACAGTTTGCAGACAAGATAAAAGCTCACCCGAAAGCGGACGCACAAGCTGTGACGTACTGCGATTCAGCAGAGCCTAAGTCCATCCAGGAGCTCAAGGACGCGGGGATCAACGCTGTTGAGTCGATAAAGGGTAAGGATTCCGTACGCTTCGGGATTGACCTACTATTGTCGCTCAAGATAGCAATTGTCGAAGGCACTTCCCCAAACCTAATAAAGGAGAAGCGGCTCTACAAACGCAAGATTGACAAGGACGGGAACCCGATGCCAGAACCTGTGCCGTTCATGAATCATGCGATAGATGGTTCCCGCTATGCGATATATACGCATTACCTGAAATATCTGAGATCAGGCCTTCGGCGCGGTAAGGTCCATTATGGGGGTATGGCCAAACCACCGGCCGTACAACCATCTGATGAAGTTAGGGAAGCCCGGATCAGGGCAGACATAGACCAAATGAGGCAACCCCCGCCTGACCAGGAAGAAGTAAAAGAAGAGAGGGTAGCGATGCTGGCCACAGAGGCAACAGAACAAAAAAAAGGAGACACTCATGGCAGAAGAAAAAACAAAGTCCACGTCCCCTGGTAAGACGACGAAGCCGAAGATGAATAAGGTCCATTTCATAGCGACTGACCGTGGCCTTTTCCCATTCTCCGCACTCAAGAAGGCTGAGATCGGGGAAGGCAAGCGACCTGAATCCAAGCAGGCAAAGGCGGATTACCGCTACCAGACCATGAAGGAGCTGGTGCCTCTACCATTTGACGTAGAGACCCTGCTCACGCTGCAGGAGAACTGCACGATATTTGATGCTGTCGTGCGCCAGATTGCTAAGGATGTTGTCGGCAACGGATGGCAGCTTGTCGAGGTTGAGGAGGACAAGGGGAAAGAAGAGGAGAAGAAGATTGTTGAGGATTTCCTTAACGATCCTAACGATTCAGATGAGACCATAGACAAGATAATCGAGCGTGGCGTGATAGACCGTGGGGTAACCGGATGGATGGCCATCGAGGTTTCCCGCGATAGCGCAGACAAGATCGACGGTCTCTGGCATCTCCCGGCGCATACGATCCGCATCCACAAGTCGAAGGAGAAGTTCTATCAGAAGCGAGGCCAGCAGCACATGTGGTTCAAGCGGTTCGGTGCCGAAGGCAATATCAGCGCCAAGACAGGAAAAGAAATCTCAAGCTCCAAAGATGCGGCACATGAGCTGATCTATATGCCAAGGTATTACCCAAAATCTGACTATTATGGTATACCGGCTGCATTGCCTGCCGTGGGTTCGGTCCTGGGACTCATAGGGACCCGGGATTACAACCTGGCGTTTTTTGAGAACTACGGGATTCCCGCTGCGATCGTGACGCTTAAAGGCGAATGGCCTGAAGGATCGGCCGAGCATATCCAGACCTTTATCGATGCCGAGATAAGAGGTTCTGCTTCTGCACACAAAACCTTGGTACTTGAGATTCCGGAGGTTGGGGAAATGAAGTGGGAGCCGCTTGGAGCCGAGGTCAAGGAAGGTTCGTTTTCGGTCTACATGAAAGCGATGCGGGACGACCTGCTCATGGCCTACAAGATGCCGCCTTACCGCGTGGGGATTACAGAAACCGGAAGTCTGGGCGGAAATATAGCGGTTGAATCGACGAAGATTTACGTCCAATCCATAATTGGGCCGATCCAGAAAGACATAGCCGCCATGATGACGAGGATGATCCTGAAGGATGGGATGGAGATAGAGACCTGGCAGTTCGAGTTCAATCCTATCGACATACGGGACCTGGAAGCTTTGACAAAGATATGGAAGGAATGGTTCGGTATGGGTGTTATTAATGCGAACTATATAATGCACGAGATTGGGCTTGAGGAACAGCCGCATGGTAACGATTATTATGTGCTGGTCCAGTACCTTCCGATAGGCGAACAATCGGTTGAGAAGCGAGAGGCCGGACAGATAGCCTTGATGGAGGATATGCAGCGTGCGGTAAATGAGGCACTTGAGAGGATAAATAAGGTTACGGCTACGGTCGAGCCTGATAAATAAAAACAGGAGGTTTTACATGGCTTTAGTGATTTACTTGAAGGGCGAGGGCAATCAAGCTCTGGTTGTGAAGGGGACAATGATTGATTTTAGAAAAAAGATAATTAACGGATGGGGATGGCTAACGCTTGATGGGTGGCATGGAAAGAAAATGATAATCTCTACAGACCAAATCTCCCACGTCATCGAAGAGACGGATGCTCAGATGAAGAAGAACATGGAGGAGAATAAGAAACAAGCTGAAGCAAGAGCAAGAGCTCAGGGTCAGAATATCATCAAAACTCCAGGTCTCGTGATCCCAGGTAGGGGGAATAACTGAGGATGAAAAAGAAAAGGTTCAAGCATGACAGCGAGGATGCTCAGTTTCTAGGCAGGTTTAGAGAGTATGATGTATATTTTGAAAACAGCTCTGAGCATGAACCTGAATTAGGCTTCATCATGTTGAGATATAGTAATGAAGAAAGCGAATATCGGAGTATTTCTCTAGATGATTTACTTGCCCTTTATTGTAGTGGCACAATAATCCCTAGGCATAAATCACCCCCACTGACAATTCCTATTATTACATTGAGCGACGTTCCTGATCTTGAATTACTTTTAGAGAAAAAATAATGGACCTAATCTCAATCGGTAAGGCTCTCGATGAATTCAATGGATATCTATCTATTCAGATCGAGAAGTCTAGTCGGACGAAACGGCTCCATGCAGCCTTCAAGCGGATGTTGAGGATTGAGGAGCGGAGGCTGAGGCGTCCTGTGACTGAGTTCCTGACGGCAATCGAGAATGAGGTGAAGCGCAATATCCCCAAAATGAAGAAGTCAACGCCCGCCAAGATGGCTGATGCTCTTGCTGATTGGGATAAGATTGAGGAGGAAGGCACAAAACTATTCAAGCCGTACATGCTCGCCCTGCTAACCGCTGGCGGAGATTCTGTCATGGGTCAACGTATAGTCAAGCAGGAGCGGTTCGATCCGATAAGAGAGGAGGCCGTTCAATGGACTGAGAAGACTGCGGCCACGCTAGTCGTTGAGGTTGCGGCCAAAACCCGTGACGGAATCAAGGCTATAATCGCCCAGGGCCTGGAAGAGGGTGAGAGCCTTTACAAGATTGGCAAACTACTCAGGCCGACCGTCGGGCTTACCGAGCGATACTCCCTAGCAGTAGGACGGAATCTGACCAAGATGCTAGAGGCTGGAATCCCTGAAGATAAGGCTTTCCGTGCAGCCGAACGGTATGCCCAGAAGTTGCACCGATTAAGAATTGAGAACATTGCCCGAACCGAGACATCCAATGCCTTGAATGAGGGTATACGTCAAGGGTACGATCAGATGGGAGTGAAAAAGCTCCAGCGGGTTGAAGACCCAGACTGTTGTGAAATTTGCGCGATATTTGACGGTACGATTTACACGATCAGAGAAGCGGCGGGGGTTCTGCCTGAGCACCCAAGTTGCGAGGGGACATTTGTCGCGGCATGAAATAAATAACGGAGAATAAAATGGGAACAGGCATAAAGATATCGACTAACCAAATCGCACAGCGTTTCGCCTACGATGCACAAGGACGGCTTGAATACATCGGGG